CGCAGTCGATGCCGAGCCGGTCGGCGAGCGCCTGGTGTTCTTCGGTGGGTTTCCAGTCGGCTGGTATTGGGATTCGTTTTCTCGCGCGCGCGTTACTCTCTCTAGGTTCTATATAACTTTCTTCCTTATATAGGTTTGGGCGTAGTGATACTGCGCCCCTAATTGCGCCTCTAACGGCTGTTTTTTGCGCCCCTAATTGCGCCTCTTGGCTGTTTTGGGGCGTAGTATGCTGCGCCTCGGATTCGTTCTTTTTTAGGGGCGCAGTTTTTGCGCCTCTAACGGCTGTTTTTTGCGCCCCTAATTGCGCCTCTTGGCTGTTTTGGGGCGTAGTATGCTGCGCCTCGGATTCGTTCTTTTTTAGGGGCGCAGTTTTTGCGCCTCTAAAATCCTCCATGCTGAGGTTCCATACGATCGGGCGGTGGCGTCCGTAGTGTTCAGTGAGCCTCTGGTCGCCCTTGACGATCAATCCGGATGCCTCCAGGTCGTGCAATCCATGCTGGATGGTGCGGCGACTGTACCCGGTGAGAGCGCACAGGCGCTTCTGGGATGGGAACGCGCCACGGCCTTCGGTGTCGGCGTGGTCGGCGAGCGCGAGGAGGATGCGGAGAAGCGACCCTTTGGCCATTTCGGCGGGCACGTCGTACATGGCCCACTCCAATGCCTTCATACTCATGATTCCTGCTCCTTTTCGACCATCGCGCCCTTGAGTGCCTCGCGTTCCTCCGCACTGGGCTGGTATCCGAGGTGTTCCAATGCGCCGTACCAGACGCACATCTCATCAACGCCGCGCATGGTGCGCCACGCACGCCAATCGGCGTTGTCCTCCTGGCGTGCGGCCAGCACGTCGAGGATCCGCAGCGGCCTGTCCCTCAACACCATGCGGATCTGGTCGAGGTTCTC